AAGGATTAGGCGTACCATATGTTCTATTAAAGAGTGGTAATAATGCCAATCTAGAAGCTAATGAAAAAGTTTTTTATAATCATACTGTGTTACCGATTGTAGAAGCTTTTGCTAGTGCTTTTCAGTTATTTTTCTCAACTGATCAAGCCACTTTAAAAGTTTATCCAGATAGATGGTCTATTTTAGTATTACAACCAGACCTAAAAACACAAGCTTTATATTATAGTACCCTAGTGAATGCTGGTATTATTACACCTGACGAAGGACGAGAAGGTCTACGTTTTCAGCCAAAGGGCGGAGAAATGGAGAAAATCAGAATTCCTCAGAATATTACAGGCAGTGCAACTCGACCAGATACAGGTGGTAGACCTTCTTCTGGTAGTAAGCCCGCCTCCAAAGGGAATTAAACCTAATGAAAAAAGTTTTCCTTAATTCTTTATTAGAAATTAAAGGTATTGAACCCACAGTAGAAGACCCCTCAGTTTTAAAAATTGCTGGATATGCTAACTACGCGACTAAAGATCGTGGGAATGAAGTCATTATGCCTGAGGCTTGGAAAAAAGGATTAGATAATTACAAGAAAAATCCTGTAATTCTATTTCAACATGACCATAATAAACCCATTGGTACCTGCACTAATATCACAATCGACGATAAAGGGTTATTTATTGAAGCTAATATTAGCAGTGCCGCTGAAAAACTTTATGGCACCCAAACTCTAATCAGAGATGGTGCTCTAAAGGCGTTTAGCGTTGGATTTATTCCAAAACGCGGTAAGAAAGACAGTGCGACAGATACTCTTTACATTACCGAACTAGAGCTACTAGAGAATAGTGTCGTTTCTGTACCTATGCAACAAGACAGCCTATTTAGCGTTGTCAAATCCTTGAAGGAAGCAGGTGTATATGATGAGTGGTTAACAGAAAACGTCGAAGTATTTGATAGTTCTAAACCTAAAGACAAAGCCGCAGTTACAATTGAGATAAATGTTGTAAATGCTGATACTAATAATGGTGAGCAAATAGGAGAAGTTGAGGAGTCTGAGGAAGAAGATCCACAAGATCCACAAGATCCACAAGATCCACAAGATCCACAAGATCCTACTATGTCCATGTCTGCTACAATAATAACTCCAGTTGAGGCTAAAATATATGACGTTGACTCTAACCTAATGTTCTCTGCTCTACAAAAAATAGAGCGTGCACGTTTAAATGGTAAAAACTTTATTATTGTTAATTAAAATTTCGAAACCCAAACTTTAGGCTTGCAAGAGGTATCTATCTTAGGAAACCCTATTGGAGAAATTTTAAATATTGACATTAATACCCTAAATATCTTAAACTTGACTAAGGTAGATACATCAGATTATGTTGTATTAAAGATGGTTGAAAAGCGTTCCGACGAAGAAATCGGGGAACTTTTTGCAAATCTTGTCAAAGTTGATATTAAGGATTTAAAAACAGCTTTAACACAAGACCAATCACTATCCAATATTGCGAAAAAACAACTATCATATACTATTGATCTAATGGAAAAGCCAATTAAAAATTGGAATCCAGACGACTATATAGTAGCTAATAAAATCGTAGATTATATACTATCCCGTAGTCATCTAGAAGCAGAAGATGCAAAAACACTACTAATGCTTCATGGACACGTAGAGGAGAATTTCGAAATGACACAAGAAACTGTAACTCAAGTTGCAGACGAAGAAGTAACTCAGGTTGCTTCCGTGCCTGGAGCGCAAGCTTCCTCCGTTTCTGTTGCTGAGCCAGCTGTAATGGGCTTAGTCGGAAAAACCGGTGAAGCATTAATGGCTGTAGAAGCAGCACGTGAGGACATGGTCCCAGCTAGTCAGTTAAAAGCATTAGAAGAGCGTTTTGAGAGATTTATGTCTCAATACACTGCTAACGCAGATAAAATTGCAGCTGCTAATAACGCAAAAATTGCTTATGATGCACAATCCGCTGTAAAACTAAATCCTAAGGATCTAATGACCGCTAAGGCAGTAATCCTAGGTTCCGTAAAGAACCCATCAGCTCAGGGTCTATCCCTAGAGTCAGTTGGTTCTACAAAATTCGGTAGAAACCTATTAGTTAGCCAAAAGGCTACAATTACCTCTGTAGATGCTCTAATCACAGACTTCAGTGCTGAACTTTATGAGCAAATGCAGATCGAGCTAAAAGTTGCAAATATGCTACCAAGCATGGACGTAACTGCTCAAAACTTTAAGCTTCCAGTAGCTGATGAGGATACCAATGGTGATATTGCTCAGTTCGCTAACGGAACTTACAACGTCGGAGAAACTGATTCAACTCGTGTTCCAACCACACGTCAGAACTCAATCTCTGCTGTTAACTTAACACCTCACAAGTTTATGGGTACAACCCATTTAGCTAAGGATGAGCAAGAGGATGTTCTAATTCCTCTACTTGATTTCCAAGTACGCAGTTTAACTCGTCGTATGGCACGTGCTGTTGATAAGTCTCTTCTACGTGGTGACGGTTCTCTAAGCGGTTTCACTGCTTCCCCAACCAACACTATCGTCGCAGGTACTGGTTACGCATCTGTAATTACTGGTCTATGCCCACTAGCATATAACGGTGGTTCAGCTCTACGTATTGCATCCGGTGGTGCTTCAACTAAGGCAACCCCAACAACCATTGCTAGCGCACGTTCTGCATTAGGACGTTACGGACTAGATGTTGGTTCTAAGAACATTGTTTACATGACTTCTATCGAAGGTTACAATGATCTAGTTACCACTTCAGACTTCCGTACAATGGACAAGTTTGGTGATCAGGCAACTTACATCACTGGTCAGGTCGGTTCTATCTACGGTATCCCTGTAGTTATCTCCGAGTTCCTAGACGTAGTTGGTGTTTCTGGTAACCACATCGGTCTACTAGTATACTTACCAGGTTTCATGGTCGGACGCCGTCGTGCATTCGAAATTGAATCCTATTACGATCCACGTCGTCAGTTAACTGCAATCTATCTAAGCACTCGCTTCGATATGAAGGCGCTAACCACAAACGCATCCGCCGCTCTTGATACTACCAAGTACAATATGGCAGCAGTTGTAACAGCTAGCTAATACTTAAATTAAGGTGGGAAAGTTACTTTCGTAACTTTCCCACTTTTTAGGAGATAAAATACAAATGCCGCAACAAAAATTCCTTCTAGGCGTAAGTGCCGAGCTAACAGGAACAGCTGCTTACAGAAACTTTTCAAATATTGAAACCCATGCATTAACTGCGGGAACTACCGTAAGATTTTTCCCAGGTACCTACGAATTAGGTAGCGCAACTTGGGATGGTATCAATATTGAAGGTTATGGAGCAAAAGAGGCTGTAGTTATTGCAAACGCAAACGTAACTATGGCTAATACTGTTACTGTTAGAAATATCACTTTTAGTGGTAACTCTGCTACAGCAGCTAGCACAAGCGCATCTTTATTCATTACTAATGCTACAAATGCCGCAGCCGCAGTAACCTTCGATGGTGTAAATTTCACTAATGGTGATTTTGGCGTTGATAACCAAGGGTTAGCAAAACTAACCTTCAACCGTTGTGATTTTACTAGCGTAGATAGAGCTATTAAGAGTAACTCTGTAGTTTCAGCAAACGTCAGTTTCTGTTTCTTGAATAACTCTTCTAATGCCTACTTCACTGGTGCTAACGCTGCATTGAAGGCAGTTCAAGTAAGAGCTTCTTACTCTGGTGGTTCTAACACAGGAAATACTGTAAAGACTGTAACCGCAAACGTAGCTTAATTAGCTTACTGAAACATAAACACAATGTAAAGTTAGAATCGGTAGCCCTGATTCTAACTTTATTTGTTT